AAGCCTTGATGAATTTCTCAACCATCGGTGCTTTGTCCAGAATGGCGCTGATCTGATCCGGAGTGAGTGTCTTCATCACCTCCGCGATCTCATCTTTGTTCATCGCGGTGATATCTGTCTGTGTGGCCACGACATCAAATTGCTGTTTCTGCTTTGGGCAAATGGTCTTCGCGTCACACCACTGACAGGCTGACTCGGACATATAGAGTGGCGGGTCATCGAGCTGTGTGGCGATCATTGCAGGCCGCAAGACTTTCTCTTCACACTCCCACAACTCGGCTGCTGGCATCGCAAGAGTGCGCGGCTCGCCTGAGTGCGGTTGCACAATCGTGAGATGGAATTCTTTGATCCAATCGCGCCCCATGCCCTGCGTGTAGGCGAGCGCGTAAATCTTGAGCTGTGTCGAATCCTCTGAAACATAACCCTTGCCAGTCTTGAGATCAGTGACATAGACCTTGCCACTCTTCATGGAGTAACCCACGACATCAGCAGTGCCGCCCACTTGGATGTATTCAGCAGACTGATACTTGACTGGGTGCTCGACATTCATGTGCTCTGTCAAGCCTTCAATATTCCAAATCTCGTTCAGGTAGTCGAGTGCCATCTGACAATCGTCAGCGTCCAAGATCACGCCTTCAATCTCCTCGCCAATGAATTTCATGGGATCGGTGTCGAGCTGGTAGCAAGTCTCGGCCAGCGCGTGAATGGCAGTGCCAAGCTGCGCGGCTTCACCTGATGGGCGTTGCGGTACTTGAGCGCAGAGCTTGACCGAACCTGGACACGCAATCCACCGTGATGATGCTGATGGTCTTAGTCTTCTTTGTTTGATTGCCATGTGTCTCTTTCCAAATGATGGTCATTGATGATTACCTGATACGCCAACTGCCTTACCTCATGGCTGACAGCGTGTCCAAGGTCTTCCGGATCGAGGATGCGCTTCAAGAGCACCACCTTCTCCTGATTGGCTTTGCGTTGTGCTTCAAGCTGAGTGCCCAACCAGATGATGTGCTCGCGCATGACTTGTCTCTCTTTATCTTGCATGGTGTGCACCCCAATATGCGATTAAGGCTGCGTCTGATCTGCCATCATCTTTGACGCGCTTGAAGTCAGCCTGATTGTTTGGGAAGAGTTCCATGGCGCGTGCGCGGCTGGCATCCTTGCCCTGTCCACGGCCAACGGCCTTGACCCAAGTGGCCGGTGCAACATATGTCACAGGCAGTTTGTACGCGGCCAAGATGCCTTCAATCATGCCAAATGAGCGCCCAAAGCTGAAGACACTTGTCACGCCTTGGCCACTGACTGCACCCACGCGCTCGCAGTAAACATGGGAATCGTTTGAGTTGAAGTTGGACAAGATGTCAGCCAACTCGCTGGCACTGACCTGTCGCTTGGCTTTGCCGTTGCGCTCCACCGTCATGGTGGGCATATCAATGACGATCAAACTGTCAGTGCCATTGATGACGGCCACCGCACCGGAGAGGCCAGGATCGATTCCGATTACTCTCATTTGAATTTCACCAATATTTTTGACCAAATGTATCCACCGCCAACTTTTGCAATGAATTGCAGTGCAACGATTTCTAGCATCAGACCGCCAAAGGCAATCGTTGGAAAGACAACAGAGTCAACCAATGCGCCAGCAGTATTTGATCCATTGACCCGAACCATCCAATCTTTACCTTTGAGATATTGATAGGCTAATGAATCAGCAACCATTGACAAGCTGAATGCCGCCAAAGATGCAAAGGCAATCATTCCTGTTGCTGGATTGATGGCATAAGAAATGATGCTGGCAGTTGCAATCAAGCCACCCATCTTTATGGCTAGTTTGTCACCCTCCCAAAGATCATGCAACTTATCACGCAATGACAAATCTAATCCAATCAAGACAAAGGCATTGACAAGGCTAAACCACGGTCCAAGCCATGCCACCAAAAGATTGGCGGCAACCAGCGCGGCAATATAAACGACTGCATAAATCACAATAAGACCCCTTGTTCAACTTGATGAAAACCCCATACTGCTGGCGCGTTGTGCGCTTCAATTCTGCTTCTCATTACCTGTGCTCTGGCCTCTTTGGTAGGTGGTGGATAGTTTCCATTCTTCCAATGTTTATCAATGCCGACATTGCGCCCAATATTTGTTGAGTCGGCTGATGTGAAAGGAATCTTTGTAAATATTGCTGGATCAAGCATTCTCAATCCATGTAATTTGCATGATGGGCGGCCTTGATCGTCACATATAACCCTCATAGCCTGACCAATTTTTGACCACCATTTAGAAGTTCCAATAGTTGAATATTCGCCTGAACTTCCAATGCAGACACGAACATATGTGTTCGCTAATTGATCAAGTCTCTCAAGAGATTCGTGCATATGCCAGACTGGTGCGCCAAACCATAACGGCAATGGGTTGTCACGCAACAAGGCATCATTGTCATTCTCAGTGCCATCAATGACATCAGGCAGCACAGCAAAATCGCATGATGGGACTTTCTTTAAATTCAGCGCCCAATCGTAAAAAGGCTGCCAATCGGTGACAGGCTTTCCAGATTTCCATGCGCTAAATGCACCATTGTCAATTGCAAAAGACTGTGCAACCTCAATGGCGGTGGATAGTTGATCTGGATGGGCATAAGAGACAAAAGCATGACCGGCTTGAATTGCGTAATTTGCAACGGTTGCTGGCGTGATCGGTAAGCCGTGATAGTGAATCATTTGACGGCATCCTCCATGGCCTTGTTGAGCACTTGCAAACGAGCTGAGATCAACGCATTGGCGGCTTCTTCCAAGCGTATGACGGTGCTGTAAAGTGGCTCTGTCTGACCGTTAACCCAGCGCGAGAGCTGTGCCTGATCAATCTCTGCGACTCGGCACAAGTCCGACATCCGATAACCGGCTGACTCGATCTTGTGCTTGATGTCGTGTATTGCTTGTTGAGATACTTTCATGTGTATGATGTTAACCATGTTTTGTGAAGATGGTCAAGTGTACAGGGAAAAAAGGGGATCAGCGAACCGATCCCCCAAAGGCAACTGCGCGAAAGCAGAAACGCGCAGAGACATTGTAAGTGATGTAATACCTGACTAACTTGTAGGTGATTTGACAGATATGCAAATACTGATATGATTTACTTGTCAACAACTTGAAAGGCTTTTATGAACCACACACAACACGCATTCACGGTGGAGAACCACCGCAAACTCGGCAAACGCGCCGAGGCTGCCTTTGACTACTTGCTGTGCCTAGTCATTGGCGTAGGCTTGGCCGCACTGCTTGTCGCATGGTGGTCATCATGAACAACCCACCAGCATTTCCGCTTCACAACCACGGGGCACAGACTCTTGGTTTGCATGTAACAGGCATGAGCCTTCGTGACTACTTTGCGGCAAAGGCTATGCAGGGATATTGCTCAAACCAACAGCACACCAGCAGTTGCACGGTTGGACTTACCGCTGATTGCGCTTACGAGATGGCAGACGCAATGATGAAAGCGAGGGAAGCGTGACCGAGCTGCAAGACTACTGCCAAGAACCTCGGACCATGTCCGAGTTGGTAGAGGCAGGATTCAAGCCCAACGCGGTCTATGCCGCTGTCAAGCGCAATGAATTGAAGAACACCAATGCCATGGATGCTTGGGGGCGTAAACAGCGCGGTAAGGGCTTATTCTTGTCCACCGTGACACGCATCCCCTATAACGCAACTTTGTTGGTGCAAGCCTGGAACACACAACCCAAAGGAGAAAACAATGTCACAGACCATGCAAATGGAAATTGACCGCGCTGTCAATAAGTTCACGCCACCCATGGAAGTGGGTGGTGGATTTCTCACCCGCGATGAATACGCTAAGTTTGCGCGTATGGCAGTCACCGAGGGCACACTGATCGGATGGGCGCACGCGGAGAACATGACACGCGAAAGAATGCAGCGCAAGATCACCGAGCTGGAGCATGAGGTCAGCATACTGCGTGACCGCGTGAAAGATGTCGAGATGGAATTGCTGGCCACACAAAAATGAGAAAGCTCAACTGGACACCCCCACACGGCACAAAGATCACATGGCCAACCATTCATGTGTTTGACGCTGCATTCACGCCGACTCGCGGTGCTGATGTGCAATCCATATGGCGCAGATACGGTTGGACACCACGCTTTGGCAATGCGCCAGCGGTTGACGAACCCATCCACAAATCCAAGGTGCTGCGCGTATGGAAACCATAATTAACTTCTTGCTGGTGG